ATCCTACTAAAGTAACTAGAACAGCTTTACAAAATGCGGCCTCTGTTGCAGGTACTATTCTCTTAACCGAATGTACAGTTGTAGATGAACCTGAAGAAGAAAAACCAAGTCAAATGGACCCAATGATGGGTATGATGTAAGTTATGGAAAAAAAGGTTGTAGAAAAAAACATCTTAATCGCTCGGAGAATGCCTCCGGGCGATAGATGGAAACTGGAAGTAGAGGAAGGAAAGAAAAAAATTCATGGTTCTTTAACTGAAGCTTTAGAAGCATATATGGTACTAACTGGGTTTAGAGGTGAATATAGGCTTGCCCCCATGAAAGGGGAATTGTATATTGTACAGAATGAAGAACAAGAAATAAAACCTGTACCCGAAAAGAAATACTCTATTTATGGCGAATACTAAAGAACATAGTCTATTTGTAGAAAAATATCGTCCTTCTAAACTAGAAAATTACGTGGGTAATGAACACCTTAAAACTACTATTTCTAAATACCTGGAGCAAAACGATATCCAAAATCTTATATTTTATGGTCAAGCTGGTGGAGGTAAAACCACTTTAGCTAAATTAATTGTTGGTAATCTTAATTGCGATTACCTGTATATCAATGCTTCAGATGAAAGAGGTATTGAAACTATTAGAGATAAAGTATCTGGTTTTGCAAGTGTAGCTTCTTTTAAACCCCTAAAAGTAGTAATTTTAGATGAAGCTGATTTCTTAACAATCCAGGCACAAGCTTCACTTCGCAATGTAATCGAAACATTTTCTCGTACTACTCGTTTTATAATGACTTGCAACTTTGTAGAGAGGATTATTGATCCACTACAATCCAGATGTCAGGTAATTAAAATTGTACCTCCATCTAAAGGTGAAGTAGCTAAACATTTGACTTGGATTCTAGAAAAAGAATCTATATCTTACACACTAGAGGATATTAAGGTTATTGTAAACCAATACTATCCGGATTTAAGAAAATGTATTAATACTATTCAATTAAATTCTAAAAATAATACTTTAAAGTTAGACAATTCTATTTTAATATCTTCTAACTACACAGATAAAGTAATCGATGAGTTAAAAAAGCCAAAACCCTATTTTAATACTATTCGACAAACAATTGCTGATTCAAATGTAGAGGATTTTGATGAATTATTTAAAGCACTATACGAAAAAGCTTCCGAATATTTACCTAATAAAGAAGGAACAGCAGCAATGCTTATAAATGATCATCAATATAAAGCTAACTTTAGAATTGATAAAGAAATTAACACTATGAGTTTAATACAAAATCTAATAAATAATAAATAAAATATGGAACAACCACAACTTAATCTCGATCTAAAAAATACTACAGGAATTCAAAATTCTGAAGGTGGTAGTGTATTTCAACAAGGTCTTATCTTAAGAAAAATCTCTAAATTTATTGCAGGTACACCCGAAGATGCTATTATTCCAATCCCTGTATTTTATGATCCTCATACATTCAAAATCTTTGCTGAAGCATTACCTAAAGAATTGCGTGAAGAACTTAAAGACGAAAGTATTTAATGAAAAACGTTTTTGATTGGTTAAAGGAAATCAATTCTATAAAATCCCATCCTGATACATTTACAAATCAGGATTGGGATATTTGGAATTCTTACATGGTACATCGATTCCTAAGTATGAACCCAGACTATATAGAACTAGTAAATGAAGTTCAATCATTACCTCCATCCAACAAAAAACAAATATATTCAATTTATAGAGAATATATTCCCAAAAATAACAAATGGTCAAAATACGTAAAATCATCTATTAAAGAACCAGATAAAGACTTAATAGAATATCTAAAAAATTACTTTAAAGTATCAACTCGAGAAATAAAAGACTATTTAAAAATTTTAGACAAAAAAGAAGTACAAAGTATTTTAAATAAACAAGGTTTAGAAGAAAAAGAAATTAAAAAATTATTAAAATGATGTCACCTTTATACAATATGCTTATGACATCTGCCCAAGCAGATAAAGCTAAAGCTGAATTAACCTTAGATCTATTATCTAATCACCCTGCAGGAATTGGAGATCACTCCACAGAAGATTTTTACAAGAATGCTGAAGATGCTCTTCGTATGTTAATTGATGCTGAAGAAAGAATTGAGATTTTAAGTAAAACATTTATACCTCAAAAACAAGTAATTTAATGAGTGATTCTATAACTGCTTATCACGATAGAGAAAGAGATAAACAAGATAGGTTTGTTCAATCCGTAAAAGAAAAATTTGAACAACGTTCCCAAACTGGAATTAAAAAATATAATACTACTTTAGAACGTGAAGATTTAGATTTCTTAGATTGGTTAAACCATCTCCAGGAAGAACTAATGGATGCTACTTTGTACATAGAAAAACTAAAAAATTTTGCCCAAAAAACTCCCTAAAATCCTTAAAGAAATTCAAAAATCCACTCCTCCGGGAGTGGATTATTCTTATCAAAAAGGAATTTCTTTTTCTCAGCTAACAATATTTAATAACTGTCCTCACAGGTGGAAATTGCAATATAAAGATAGAATAAAGTCATTTACCTCTTCTATCCATACTGTATTTGGTACTGCGATACATGAAGCTATGCAAAAGTATTTGGATGTGATGTATTCAAGTAGTGGAGCTGAAGCGGATAGGCTAGATCTAGTTGAAATCTTCCAGGAAAAGTTTATGGAAGAATATAAAAAACAATATGCTTCCAATAATAAACAACATTTTTCCTCAGCTGATGAAATGCGTGAGTTTTTTGAAGATGGGATAGAAATCTTATCTTGGTTAAAGAAAAAACGAAGCAAGTATTTCTCTAAAAGAGGATGGTATCTAGTAGGGTGTGAGGTGCCGATTGTAATTCAGCCGAATAAAATGTATAATAACGTGCTCTACAACGGATTCTTGGATGTTGTGATGTACCATGAACCTACTAATACATTTAAAATTATCGATATAAAAACCAGCACTAGAGGATGGGGAGATAAGGAGAAAAAGGATGAAAATAAACAATTCCAACTAATACTATACAAACATTTCTTTTCAGAACAATATAATGTTCCGGTTGATAATATTAGTGTAGAATTTTTTATTGTTAAACGAAAAGTAATGGATTGGGATGATGAAAAGATTTTATCCCCACATCAAGCATACCGAGTACAAACATTTACACCTGCTAGTGGAAAAATTAAAATAACTAAAGCTAAAGAAGCTTTAAATAACTTTATAAAAAAATGCTTCACTACCTCTGGAGAAGTTAGAGATGATGAATATCCTAAAGTAGTATCTAAATGGAATTGTTCGTATTGCCCCTTTAAAGAAGATAAGGATAATTGTGGGGAAGGTATTATTTTCTAATCTTTAGTATATATTTATAATATATAAGTATATTAATATTCACTAAACAATTATTTAAATTATGGCTAAAGACCTAACTTTAACAAGCGTAAAAATTCAAACAGACTTGTTTGAAAATTTTAAAATCGAGTGCGTAAAACGAAAATTTAGTTTTCAAAAGCTTGCCGATCGAGCAGTTTATTTGTATCTTACCGATGAAGATTTTCGTAAAAAAATCACAAACCAAAGCCTCACTGAACTTTAAAAATAGAATATGAATAAAAGTTTTGATTATATCCCAAAGGATAAAAGAAAAAAAATCGTTTTAATTTGTGATGACATTAGAGTTCATTCTGGAGTAGCAACAGTTGCTAGAGAAATTGTTACTCATACATGTCATCACTTTAATTGGGTTAATATTGGGGGTGCTATTAATCACCCAGACCAAGGTAAAAAATTAGATCTAAGCGCAGATAGTAATCAAATAGCAGGCATTGACGATGCTTATGTTATGATGTATCCGGTTAACGGATATGGTGATGTTGATTTTTTACGTCAGGTAATTAAAATGGAAAAACCTGATGCTATAATGTTAATTACGGACCCAAGATATTTTGTGTGGTTGTTTAACATTGAGCAAGAAATTAGAAAAAATATTCCAATTACGTATTTGAATATTTGGGATGACTATCCTGCTCCTATGTACAACCGACCTTACTATGAGGCTTGTGATTTGTTGATGGGAATTTCAAAACAAACTGTTAATATCAACCAACTAGTTTTAGGTGATAAGGGTAAAAATAAATTATTTAGATACATCCCTCACGGTTTAAATCATAATGTTTATAGACCAGTAGAGGAAAATGATCCTGAACTGAAGAAATTTAAGAAAGAATTCTTTGGAAAAGATGATCCAGATTTTGTTCTATTCTTTAACTCTCGTAACATTAGAAGAAAACAAATCCCAGATGCGATGTTAGCATTTAGAGCATTTTTAGATAGTTTACCTAAAGAAAAAGCTGATAAATGTAAAATGGTATTGCATACTGAAGAGATAAGTGATCATGGTACGGATTTGAGAAAAGTTAAAGAATATTTCTTTGATGAAAGTTATCCTAATGCTATTAAATTTTCTACTCAAAAATTATCTTCAATCCAACTTAACTATTTGTACAACATCGCAGATGCTCAAATATTACTAACTTCTAACGAAGGATGGGGATTAACTATTACAGAGGCAATTTTAGCAGGTACTCCAATTATAGCTAATGTCACAGGTGGTATGCAGGATCAAATGAGATTTGAAGATAAAGATGGAAAATGGTTTACTCCAACTGCAGACTTTCCTTCAAACCATAATGGAACACTAACCAAACATGGTGAATGGGTATTCCCAGTTTTCCCAACCTCTAGATCAATCCAAGGTTCTCCTCAAACACCTTATATCTTTGATGATAGATGTAAATGGGAAGATGCAACTGAAAGAATTAAGGAACTTTATAACTTACCCAGAGCTGAACGTAAAGCAAGAGGATTGAAAGGTAGAGAATGGGCAACTGGAGAAGCAGGATTTACCTCAGAAAAACAAGCCGAAAGAGTTATGGAAGCATTTGATGAGTTATTTTCTACTTGGAAACCCAAAGAAAAGTACGAGATTACCAATGCTACCGAGTACAAAGGAAAGTTTTTACCACATAAATTATATTATTAATGAGCAAACCAGTTTTTGTAATTAGCAGCCCCTATGACACTTACTCAGGATATGGGGCTAGAGCTAGAGATATTATTCAAGCAATTTTAAATCTAGACAAATATGATGTAAAACTTTTACCACAAAGATGGGGAAGTACTGCTTGGGGGTTTTGTGAAGACAACTCTGAGTGGAATCATCTCCACCAATATAGATTAGATTCTCCTAATTTAAATGGTAAACCTGACATTTGGATGCAGATTACTATACCAAATGAATTCCAACCTATTGGAAAATATAATATTGGAGTAACAGCTGGAATCGAATCAGATTTATGCAAAGCTGAATGGATTGAGGGTTTAAATAGAATGGATAGAAATTGGGTTTCTTCTAATTTTGCTAAACATACCTTTGAAAACAGCAAATACGAAAAAAGAAATACTCAAACTAATATTGTTGAAGGATATGTCCAACTAGAAAAACCAGTAGAAGTAGTATTTGAGGGAGCAAATTTAGATGTTTACAAACATATTGAATCTAAAGAAATAAAAACTATTAATTTAGATGAAATTAAAGAATCTTTTTGTTACTTGTTTGTAGGTCACTGGATGAGTGGGGATTTTGGGCATGATAGAAAAAATGTATCCTTACTAATCAAATCCTTCTATGAGGTCTTTAAAGACAAACCCCAAAAACCAGCTCTAATCCTAAAAGCTTCAATTGGTATTGCCTCTTACATCAGTAGAGATGAAATTTTAGATAGAATCAAAATTATTAGAGAATCTGTAAATTCTACTAATTTACCTAATATTTACGTTCTAAACGGAGAATTTAGTGATAGTGAAATGAATGAATTATACAACCATTCTAAAGTAAAAGCCATGTTGTCTTTTACTAAAGGAGAAGGATATGGCCGACCTTTACTAGAATTTAGTTTAACCGGTAAACCTATTATAGCCTCAGGATGGTCAGGTCACACAGATTTCTTAAAACAAAATCTAAGTACTCTAATTCCAGGAGAACTAGAAAATGTTCACCCTAGTGCGGCTAACGATTGGTTAATCAAAGAAAGCAAGTGGTTCAAACCCAGTACAGTTGAGATTGGAAGACATCTAAAAGATTCATATACTAAATACAAACAATATGTTTTAGGTGGAAAGCAACAAAAACAATACTCTAAAAGTAATTTTAGTTTTGAAAAAATGCAAGAACTAATTTCTACTATTTTAGAAAAAAATGTTCCTGACTTTCCAAAACAAGTAGAATTAGTACTTCCAAAACTTACATTACCAAAACTTAAAAAAATAGAATAACATGCCGTATGATAATCTAACAGAATGTAGCAGGTGTAGTAGTGATGCCTGCTACATTCAAGAAATAACTTCTGAAATAAAACTAGAATTTTGTTATGGGTGTGGATTTCAATCTCACTCACTAATGAAATCGGGAACTGAATTCTTTGCTGAACAATTAGCTCTACTTCCAGACCTATATAAATCTTTAATAGAAGAGGAGGAAGAAACAGGTAAAGTTTGGATGCCTTCTTTTATTAATGTAGCAGAAAAAGGAATGGTATTTGCAGACGGAACAGGTAAAAACAATTGGAGATGGGCAGGAGTAAAATCTATACCTGTTTCTAAAGAAGAAAAGAAAAAATACAAAGACTCAAAGTATAGAGCAGACATGACTACAATAAAACACTTTGAAGAACGTGACTTTATGGAGGCTTTATCGTATATTCAAGTGTTACCTGAATAAAAAAATATGCAAAGGTTTTTAGAAAAAATATCTTGGAAGCTTAGAAGAGTAGAAATAACTTTCTGCCCCATGTGTCTAAATTGGAGTGGGGGTTGGAGTTATTTCACTTTTTCTATTTGTAAAATTCAATATAGTCTTAGAAGCTATTCACTATTTGAAATAGCCTTTAGGTTGCCTAATAAGACAACAACTAAGTCTTTTTATGTAAATGCTTGGGATATTTTGTTTATTAAAAATTATCTGTTTAACTTACATGAAAAGCT